GGCTATTGGCGCGTCACGTCATTGCGCGTCAGCTTATAGCCCTGCGTCATGACGAGCCTAGATGCGGCTTCCCGGATTGCACGGTCGCGATTGTTCCGCGTCGGCTTCCTCGCCCGACGCTTCTTCGATTGCTCCAACAGCGCCGAGATGGCGAAGTCCTTTGCCCAATCCGACAGATTGCTGGCCTCGACCTCTTCGATGGTCGCGTGCATGTCAGACGCACGTCCGTCTGGATCAGCTTTCCAACTTTCGGATTCCACGTAGCGTTTGAGGAAGCGACGCGTATCCTCAATATCCGCTTCAACCTGATCGAAGCGGTGGACCGGATCACGCATTGGCTAGCTCGCAGACCGGCGTCGCCGCTCGGCCTGTAGGTCAACGGTTTGAGCAGTGGCAGGGCGCGGCTTGGCGAGAAAATCGCCCCATTTCTTCATCAGGTGCACGCGGCGCTCGAACAGATCGGTGCGCCGGTAGGCTTTCACCACATCGTCTCCGACAGCGTGGGCGAGCGCCATCTCGATGATGAACTCGGGATAGTTGGTTCGCTCCGCCGCCCAATCGCGGAACGTCGAGCGGAAGCCGTGAACGGTGTAGCCGGGCGACATTCCGCGCAATAGCTCCAACATGGCCATGTTGCTGAGCGGCTTCTTGTTGCTGCCGCTGAAGACGTGAATGCCACGGTGCGGCACAGCTCTGAGAATCTCGACGGCACGGTCACACAACGGAACGCGATGCTCGCGGTCGGCCTTCATCCGCTCTGCTGGAATGGTCCAGAGTTTCTTCTTTAGGTCGATCTCCTCCCATTTTGCGCCGATGGTCTCGCCGGTTCTGGCGGCGGTTAAGATTGTGAACTCCAGCGCGCGAGCGGATATGGAATCACGATCCCTAAGCTCGGCCGTCAACGCAGGGCTTTCGAGGAAGGGCAGGGCGGCATGATGCCCATTGCCCTTCTGCAACTTGCCGAGCCGGGCCTTAAGGTACTCGCGGCGAGCCGGATTGTCGCCGGTCCTGAGCTTGCCCGCTATGGCGTAGCTGAACACATGCTCAATGCGCTTCTGCACCCTCGAAGCTGTCTCCGGTATCTTCTCCCATATCGGCGCGAGTACCCTCTCGATGTGAGCGGTATCAATGTCGTTGACGTTCAACGAACCGATGACGGGAAAGGCATAATCCTGCATGGTGGAGAGCCATTGCTTTCGGTGTTTCTCGTTACTCCATGTCTTGTGGTGAATCTTGTAATAAGCCTCGGCGCACGCCTTGAACGTCGTTGCCTTAACCTCTCTGGCCTTCTTGGCCAGTCGCTCCTTGCGAGCCTCGATGCGCTCTTGCAATGGGTCGATGCCATCATGGATAAGTTGGCGCAATTCCATCCTCCTCCGCCGCGCCTCCGCTAGACCGATTCGATGCAGCGGACCGATGCCATAGTCGTGGCGCTCGCCGTCCATCTCGTACCGAAAAATCCAGTTTCGATTGACGCCCTCCTTGCTTTTCGTCGCTTGCAGGTAGAGACCGTCGCCATCGAGCAGTCGCTTAACAAACTTGCCCCTGTCGGGCTTGGCATTCCTGACTTCCGCGTCGGTGAGAATTTCAGTTTTTCGCATGATGCCGCCCCCTAGTTCGATCGAAGTCCGTCGAACTCGCTGCCCGTTCCCTTATCCATGTCTCAGGAACGGTCTATAGCAGGAAGTCGGAGGAAGGGTAAAGCAGACTCGATTCGAAAACGGTGCATGCTATCTGAAAAACTGAGAAAGAAGAGGAAGCGAGAGGAAGTGAAACATCGGACACCCTCTCCGCCAGTCAAGCTGAAATTGTTTAGAAATTTTCGATCATCAGCATCCTACCCATAATGCAAAACCCATAATCTTACCGCCGCGCCCCGCCGCCGTGGTCAATCGAGGCCTTCTTTGTGAAAGACGCGCGCGCGGCCAAAAGCTCGGCTATAACCCGGAATTGTTTGCTTGCGAGGCGGCATGACGCACGAAGAAGAAATCGAGCTCGGTAAAGAGCTGGCGCTCTATGCGGCGGATCCACTGAAGTTCGTGCTTGACTTTTTTCCTTGGGACAGCGATCCCGAACTGAAAGGGGCAGCGCCAGAGAAATGGCAGCGCGAAGTATTAGAAGCGATTCGGGATGGACTGCCGCAAGAAAAAGTTAGGATCGCGTGCGCGTCGGGACATGGTGTTGGAAAAACTGCGCTAACATCGTGGATTATTTTATGGGCGTTGGCGACCTGCAGAGATACGCGAGGCGTGCTGACGGCCTCAAATGAAGCGCAGCTTTATACCAAAAATCGAGCTGAGCTCACCAAATGGCACAGGCTGTTTCGCGGCAAAGAGTTCTTTAATCTGACGGCGACGGCGCTGATTAGGAAGGATCCCGGGCACGAATTCACATGGCGCCTCGATCTACTTCCCTGGAACCCATTTAAAGCTGAGGCCTTCGCGGGCCTGCACAACGCGGGACGTCGGATTTTAATTATTTTCGATGAAGCCAGCGCCATCGATCCGATCATATTTGAAACAGTTGAGCCGGCGGCCAGCGATGTCAACACGCAAGTGATTTGGTGTTGTTTCGGCAACCCGCTGCATAATACCGGACCGTTCCGCGAGTGTTTTGGTAAATTTGCTCACCGCTGGAAACGCTTTCACGTCGATTCCAGAGATGTCGGAATTTCAGATAAGAAGCAGATCGCGCAATGGGCGGCGGACTATAGCGAGGACGGCTATTTCTTCTGCACCCGTGTCCGCGGATTATTCCCCAGTGCGGGCTCGGCTCAGTTCATCCCCACGGATCTTGTGGAGGGGGCGATGAGCAGAGAAGCTCAGGCGATGCCCAATGATGCGCTGGTGCTTGGCGTCGACGTAGCGCGGTTTGGCGAAGACAGCAGCGTGATTTTTCCGCGCAGGGGGATGGACGCACGCTCAATAAAGCCAATTCAGGTGCACGGCCTCGATACCGTTAGAGTCGAAGAACTGATCCTCAACTTCTGTCTAGAGCATCAGGTCGATATTATTTTTGTTGACGACGCCGGTGCTGGTGGCGCCGTGGTCGACCATCTGATGCGGCACAATCTTCCGGTCGAAGGGGTGGCGTTCGGCGGCAAGTCGGTTGGTGACATCAGCCACGTTAAGTACCAATAAGCGCGCCGAAATGTGGGGCAACCTGAAGGATCGGCTTCCGTATCTAGCGCTGCCGAACAGCCCCGAGCTGCGCGATCAGTTGATCGGCCCGGAATTCAAGTTAAATCTGCGCGGCGAAATGCAGCTCGAGCGCAAGGAAGACATGCGAAAGCGAGGCTTGGCGTCGCCTGACATCGCCGATGCACTGGCGCTGACATTCGCGCGTCCTGTCTTTCCGAGGCAGTTCGATAGCTGGGCGAACAATGGCAGCAACGTAGTCTCGGACTACAGTCCGATCGAGGAGTTCGAACGCGAGATGTCAGGGCAGCCAAGAAATCCGCAACGATATTACGCACCAGGCTATCCGCGACTGCGGCCGGAACTCGAATGATCATTCGAGGCCTTCGCACTCCAACGTCGCGGCCAGCACTTTCAGATGCCGCACCCATAAAGGTTCAAAAATTGGCGCCCCCTAGTAATGCCAAGCCGATGAGCGAATGGCTTCAGCGGCCTTAGGTCCAGCCTGCAAAGACGGACCACGAAGTAGCCTGACTCCACAAAACTGAAGCTCCAGGGAGAGCTGGCACTGCCCTAAGCGCTTAGTGTTTTGGTGCGAGATTAAGAGCTAGATCGTCGCCACCGCGCCAGGACCGCAGTCGCTCGAAGTCGCCTTGGCGCCAGCCACGCAGCACATCGTCGGTAATATGTTGCCGTGCCTTTGCCGGCACCGACGCCATATCGACCAAATAGAATTGCCGATTGCGGCGCGACAATTCCATGCACTGGCCGTTATGGGCCTTGGCCTGTTCGATGTCGGCGAATGGCCCAGCAATCGCAATAATGGGCTCCGCACCCTTGCCGTCGGACCTTGCGGTGATGATGGCGTACCACTCCCTGTCAATCTCCCGGCAGAGATGAAAGACTGAATCGGGCCGCACCACCCCTCTCGGCTTGAACTTCGGTTTCATCATTGCCGCACCCATCCCTTCCAATTTGACTCACCACGGGCCCCCGCAGGCCCTCGCGCTCACGCCTTCTGCTGGCGCTCCTCACGCTCGGAGGCGATGGCGCGTTCGGCACAACGCATGAGCCAAGTGTTGGTCGATACACCGGCTACGGC